GAGCAGGGTGCAGCCGTTTTTTCGGCCATTCATGCCCGATTACACAAATCACAAGGTCGTGTATTGCGGATTTTGCAGCGTTTGAACCGTTGGTACATCGAAGATATGCGCCGCGGTGAGGAAACGCTTGATTTGGAGGTCAAGCCGGGTGATTTTGAGCGCATGGGCGACGTTGTACCCGTGTCAGACCCCAATATCTTCTCTGAAACGCAGCGCATGGCGCAGATTCAAGCGGTTATGGCGCGTTCTGATAAGTCGCCTGACCTTTATGACCGCCGCGCAGTGGAAGAGCGCCTCTTAAAGCAGCTAAAAATCCCTGGCATCAATGAATTGCTCAAGGGTACGCCTGCGCCAGAGGAGCGGCCAGCCTCGGATGAGAACGTAGCCATGGCTTTGGGTCAGAATGCTTATGCTTATCCGCACCAAGACCAGCTAGCGCATGTACAGGCGCATTTAGACTTTGCTTTAAACCCTGCGTTTGGCCAAAACCCGATCATGGCATCGTTTTATCTGCCAAGGGTGTTAGAGCACCTCAAGCAACACATGGTCTTATGGTACTTAGGTCGCATGAATGGCTATATCAACAAGGCTCGCGGTGAGCCAATGGCTGAAAGCGACTACGAGAACAAGATGTTGACTGCAGAGATTGACAAAACCTTTGCGCTTGCCTCGCAGCACGTCATGAAAGACACGGAAGCAGCGTTTAAGCAGGTTGTACCGCGGCTGCAGGAACTCTTGCAAGCTATGCAAAAGCTTACGCCGCAACCGCAACTGCCGCCTGAGGCACAGGTACTTCGTGAAACCAGCTTGGCTGAGACTCAACGTCGTGCCCAGCGGGATCAGGCTGAACTACAACTTAAGGGTGCTGAGTTGCAACAAAGCGGCCAAATTGATATGGCTCGCATGCAAGCAGACCAGCAACGCGCTTCTGAGCGTGACCAGTTGGATGTGGCGCTTAACGCTACAAACAACCTCACTAAGGAGCGGATAGAAACTGCGCGTCTCACGCATCAAGATGAGCGCTTGCAGGCCGAGCAGTTTGAAACTGCAATCAAGCTTCAGAACGAAGCACAACGCAACTTAGGAGTTAATCGTGGCCCAGCAATCTAAAGACATCAAAGACCTTGAAACGGTTCCGTATCACAAGCGTATCGCTATGGGAGCCAACCTTGACGGCACAAGCCTGCAGTCCAAGGGAACGCAACCCAAGCAACCAACCAAGGGAGGCGCATTGCCGGCAAAGAAAAAATGAACCCAATAGCCGACCTGATTCGTGACATCAAGATACGCCAGGCTGAAATAAGCCAGTCCTTGGCAGCAGGTAATGCTGCGACATGGGAAGCGTATCAACGCACGGTTGGGATGTATCTGGCGTTTGAACAAACGCTGCAGATGATTGATTCAATTTTAAGGGATGAAGATGAAAGTGAATGAACCAGAAGCGTTTAACGACGCTGAGATGGCTTGGGCGTTTCCGAGCGTAGATCCTGGTGCAAGTCCTCTTGGTGGCCGCATTTTAGTGCAGATCCGTCGGTCCAAGAAGAAAACCACCAAGGGCGGAATTATGTTGATTGAGGAAACGAAGGAAACGGAAAAGTGGAATACGCAGGTAGCCAAAGTTATTGAGATTGGCAGTCTTGCGTTTCGTCACCGTGACTCGATGAAATCATGGCCTGAAGGCTCATGGTGCAAGGTGGGTGACTTTATCCGCGTGCCCAAGTGGGGTGGTGATCGTTGGGAAGTTAAAGTTCCCGGCGAGGATGCCAGTGAAGATCCAGCGTTATTTATGATTTGCAATGATCATGAGGTTATTGCGCGGATTACGACTAACCCATTAGAAACGAGGGCATTTCTATGAGTAACGAAAATGAAGACATTCCCATCAAGGAAGAGCCGGATGGCACGGTCACTGCCTTTTTACCTGATTCGATTCAAATTGAAGATGACGAAGATGGCAAGGCTGAAGGCGGCGACGTTCCTGGTGATGATGACCCCCCTAGCGCTGATGAACTTGATTCCTTACGGGTTGCCCGGCGCGAGCGTCGGCGTGCGAAGAAAGATTTAATCCGCAAAACCCAAGCGGAAAAAGATGAGCGCCTGCAATTATTGCAGAGACAAAATCAGGAGTTAATGGAGCGTTTAGCGGTTGTTGAGCAGCGCACCCATGCTAATGATTTAGCGCAGGTTGATAAGGCCGTGCAGGATGCAGAGTTGCGTTTGAAATATGCCAAGATGAAAATGGCAGAAGCAACGCAGGCGCAAGATGGTGATGCCCTAGCGCAAGCCAATGAAATGATGTTGGATGAGCGGGAAAAGCTTGAACAACTCAAAAACTTTAGACAACGTGTCAGCGCACCGCAACAGAAAAATGTTCCTGATGCAGCCGTTCAACGTAATTTAGCGGATTGGATGCGACGTAATCCTTGGTTTGATCCAGAGCGTAAAGACATGGATAGCAAGATTGCAAAGCAGATTGACGAGCAATTACATTCTGAGGGCTGGAATCCTGCCAGCAAGGATTATTGGCAGGAAATGGACAGACGCTTGCAAGAATACATTCCGCATAAGTATAATGCCGGTTATGAGGATGATTCTCCTCGACGTAGACCCAGGAGTGCTGTGACTAGCTCAGGCCGTGAAAATGCATCGTCCGCTGGTGGGCATAAAGACTTTTTGCTAAGTGCCGAACAGGTAAAAGCGATGAAGGAAGCCGGATTTTGGGATGACCCCAAAAAACGAGCCAGCATGATTATGCGTTATGCACTGCAGCAGAAATCACAGAGAAGAGGGTAAGTCATGGAATCACGCCTTAAAAAATCATTGTCAGTGGGTGGCCGTCATACTCGCGCAAGCGAAGATCAATCGCGCCTTCCTGCTGAAGAAATGTTCGCTAGTACACAGGACATTGACAAAATGTGGAGTGACGAGTGGACGCAAAGCGCCCTGCCAAAGGTGCCGGATATTCCGGGATACCATTTGTGCTGGCTTTCCACCACCAATAGCTACGACACCATTGATAAGCGGATTCGACTTGGGTATACGCCTGTGCTTGCAGATGAGTTGCCTGGGTTTGACAATTACCGCGTAAAAGCTGGCGAGCATGTGGGCCACATTTCGTGTAACGAGATGCTGCTGTTTAAGTTACCTATGGATCTTTACCAACGAGTCATGACGCATTTCCATTATCAAAAACCGATGGAAGCAACCCAAGCGATTATGGAGCGTATGGAAGAGCTACAGGGAGCGGACAGTTCAGGGCATAGGCTCCTGAAGACGGAAGGCGAGGGCTTTGATCGAGCAAACAAATCCATCAATCAAGCCCCCATATTTGAGGGTTAATCGGAGAAAGTTATGTCAGCTACAAGTGCTCCGTTTGGCTTGCGACCTGTATTCCATCCCTCAGGGCTGGATCGTGCGATTGCATTCCCAAACCCATTTGCTTATGCGACTGGCTACGCCTCAAACATTTTCAAAGGCCAAGCCGTCACTCTTGATCCTGGTACGGGATACATCATCAAAGCTGCAGGAGCCGCTATTTACGGCGTCTTCGATGGTTTTGAGTGGACTGATACCACGGGTCGTCGTCGCGTTTCCAACTATTACCCTGCAAACACAGCTTTTCAACAGGGCAGTGCAATTGCTTACATTTGGGTTGATCCGCTGATTGTTTATGAAATTCAATCGGAAGGTTCAATTCCTTATACAGCAGTAGGTCAGCAGTACGATATCAGCAACAATGATAACGGCTCGACCACAACTGGATTGTCGCAATGCACGATGGGAACAACGGCTGCAGGCGCAAACAGTACAAAGCAGTTGCGTGTTCTTGAAGTTGCCCCTTATCCAGGCAACGCATGGGGAGATACTTACACCATCGTGCGTGTACAGATCTCTGAGTCGCAATTCCTTGGTATTGGTACTGGTGCAGCTACCATTTACCCAGCCACTATCGTATAAGGAGGGGTAAATCATGGCAGCCCCAATGCGCAGTACGGACTTTCGGAGCATTGTTGAGCCTATCCTCAACGAGTGCTTCGATGGTGTCTATGATCAACGTGCCGACGAGTGGAGCCGCGTGTTCCGCGAGCAAGACGGCATTCCCCGTAACTACCACGAAGAGCCGGTTCTGTACGGTTTCGGTTTGGCTCCGCTCCTTCCGGACGGTAGCCCCGTAACGTATCAGCAAGGTGGTGTACTCTTCCTCAAGCGCTATGTATACGCAGTGTATGGCCTGGCCTTTGCACTGACCAAGGTGCTTGTTGAGGATGGCGACCACATCCGCATCGGCTCGGTTTATGCCCGTCACCTGGCACAGTCCTTGGTAGAAACCAAAGAAACGCTGTGCGCCAACGTACTGAACAACGCCTTTACGGGTGGTCAGTATGCTGGTGGCGACGGTGTAGCGCTTAACAGTGCTTCGCACCCCATCGTTAACGGTACGTTCAGCAACCTGTTGACCAATGCTGCTGTTCTCAGTCAGACATCGCTTGAGCAAATGCTCATCCAGATCCGTCAGGCCGTGGACAACAACGGTAAGAAGATTCGCTTGGTTCCACGTCAGTTGGTTGTGGCTCCTGGCAACATCTTCCAGGCTGAGGTTCTGCTGAAGTCAGTGCTCCGTGCAGGTCAGGCAAACAACGACATCAACCCTGTTAAGTCCATCGGTCTTCTTGACGAAGGTGCTGCAGTTTTGTCGCGTTTGACCTCGGCAACGGCATGGTGGGTGCAGACCGACGCGCCTGAAGGCATGAAGCTTCTGATGCGCCGCCGTCTCGAAAAGACGATGGAAGGTGACTTTGAGACCGACACCATGCGGTACAAAGCAACTGAGCGTTATGACGTTGGATTTACAGATCCAAGGGCGATGTACGGCACGCCTGGGATTTGACACAGGTATTGTAAAATGAAGCGAGCATCGGTAAAATCTAAGATGGAAATCAAAGAGATTACCGATGCCAGAGAAATGTCATGTACACAACTGTTCCCAGCCATCAATTGCAAAGGGCTTGTGCCGAAAGCATTACATGCGGGTTCAGCGTCACGGAGATGTTGGTGAGACGAGGCCAAATGATTGGGGAGCGCGAGAAAAGCACTGGGCGTATAAGTCATGGTGTGGGTTGCGGCGATACCATCGGTTGGACATGCAAGAATCTTGGAGAGAAGATTTTTGGCAGTTCGTCAAAGATGTTCCTGAAAAGCCAGAAGGTTCAATTGCATGGCGTGCAGATCCAACAAAGCCTTGGGGCAAAGACAATTTTTATTGGAAAGAGCGTAGAGCTTCGTCAGAGGATTACAAAGAATATATGCGAGAGTGGTATCGCAAAGCGAGAGCCGCAAATCCTGAATATTACTTGGATCAAGATTTACGAAGAAACTATGGCGTTACTTATGAGTGGTATCAAGAAACTCTTGCCAAGCAAAATAATGTCTGCGCTATTTGCAAGCAGCCAGAAACCGCTATCATACGGAATAAGGTGATTGCAATGCCAGTAGATCATGATCACAAAACAGGCAAGGCAAGAGGTTTGCTCTGCACTAAATGTAATCGTGGTCTTGGATTGTTTCGTGATGACAAGGACATTCTTAAAGCCGCTTTTGATTATTTGAATTCGTCATTTCAAACATGAAAGGAAAGAAATGGCTCTAACAAACTTCCCTAATGGGATCACGAGCTTTGGAGTCCCTGTCCTCGGCAACATCGGCGGCATTCCGTTCTCTGGAAACTACTACTTTGTAGATCCGGTCAACGGCGCTGATGGAAACGAAGGCTCTGCCGACTATCCTCTAGCAACGCTTTACGCAGCAATTAACCGCGCAGTATCAGGCAACAACGATGTAATCGTTCTGATGAGCAACGGCGCAGCCAGCGGTACGGCTCGCCTGTCGCTTGCTCTTGCTCAGACGATTAATTCATCGGCAACAAGCGGTACGCTGAACTGGAACAAGAATGCCACGCACTTGATTGGCATGACGGCTCCAACGCGTATTGGTCAGCGTGCCCGTATTGCACCGCCCACGGGTACATATACGGCATCAACTTTTGGGGCAAATACCTTCATTAACGTCACAGGTGCTGGCTGTTTGTTTGCCAACATCGAAATTTTTGTTGGGTTTAGCACGGGTTCTGCGACGATGGTTGGTGTGCTTGAGGCAGGTGGTCGTAACGCCTACCAAAATGTAAACATTCAAGGCTTGGCGGACGCAGCATCTGCAGGTGGCTCTGCTGCTCGCACGCTGAAGATCACAAGCCAAGAAAACACGTTTACAGACTGCGTGTTGGGTCTTGATACGGTAGCGCGTTCTGCAGCGAATGCAACAGTAGAGTTTGCTTCGGGCACTGCTCGAAACAGCTTTATTGGCTGCACGTTCCCGTTCCAGACCTCTGCGGCAACGCCTTTGGGCATCATCGCATCGGCTGCATCATCAATTGATCGTTTCCAGTTGTTCCAGCAGTGTACGTTTATCAACAACGTCCAATCCACATCAACCACGATGAACGGATTGGCAACCCTTCCCGCTTCGGCAGGGGGTTTGTTGTTGATCAAAGATAGCACCATGGTTGGCATCACTGAATTCGGCACAGACGCGACCACGCGTGGTCAGATCTACGTTGATGGCGCTTCGGTGGTTGCTGCAACAAGCGGCATCGCTGTTAACCCAACCTAATGAGTATCCGGCCCTTCGGGGTCGGATCTGAAAGGAACAGAAATGGGTCAGTTTAAGCCGATGATAAAGATGTACACCACCGAGCCTTCAGTGGAGTTAAAGCTGAAAAAGGGTGGTCATGTGTCCATGAAGCATGACAAAAAGCATGGACACAAAATGATGGATGGTGGTGTGATGACAGGATTGTCAGCAGCACCTGCACCAACCCGCATGCAGATGGGCGAAGGTGTTTTGCCTGGCCGCGCACCTGCACGTCCCTCGATGGCCATGCGCCGCAAAGCCATGATGGCTCGTCCGATGATGAATCGCCCAATGATGAAGGAAGGTGGCGAGACCAAGGGCGTTCATCAAATGGAAATGAAGCGTCTTGGCAAAGTTGAGAAAGAGCTTAAATCTCATGAAGGCAAGCCTGCCAGCAAAGGTCATAAAGGCTTGAAAATGGGCGGCACCGTAGGATCGTATGCAACCACAAAGATGCATACCGCAACGCCTGATATGGTCAAAGGCAAGACCGGAGAAGTTAAAGAAGGTCAAGTTGCCGGCTATGCAACGGGTGGTGCAATTCCAAGCGAAACCCGTCGCGGAACGCCTGCAACGACGATGGTAGACGAGGCCAAGAGGGATACGGCTCACGGTACTGGCGGCGTGCGTATGGGCAATGCTGGAGGCTTTAAGAAGGGCGGCAAGGCCAAAAAGATGATGGGCGGCGGCATGATGTATGCCATGGGTGGCGGTGTTAAGGGCATGGGCGTAGAAGGTAATGTGTCTACATCCAAGCCGGGCGTATCAAACACCACAACGGGCGAAGTCAAAGAGGCCAATGCAGGTGGGTACAAGAAAGGCGGTGCTGCAAAAAAGCACTTCGCTACGGGGGGGCTTGTTGATTCAGGCAAACCCGTAGCCTACCCCAAGAAACCAGCATCAAAAGCCGTTGCTAACACGATTCAGTCAGGAACCTTCAAGAAGGGCGGCAAGGTACGATACGAAGACGGTGGTAAAGTTGATGTATCCAAGCCTGTTAAAGATCCGTATGAGACCGCTGCAAAAGCGAGTCGTGAACTTGAAGATGCCATGAATCCTGTAAGCATCTTTAGAGAGCTAGGCAACAAGCTTCGAGACAAGTTGCGTGGCCAAGGTTCAGTGACAGAAACGCAAAAGTCTGTAACTGTATCGCCACCAGAAGCAAAGAAGCGAGCCGGCGGCGCGTGTTAAATAGCGGGGGCTTCGGCCCCTGCATTCTTTAAAGAGGTCGATCATGGCCAACACGGTTGGAAGTCAAACGCTCCTAGATGGCGAGCGCATGGCAATTATGAAGTTTACGTTTCAATGCGACGGTTCAGGCAATGAAAGTAAAGTTCTCAAAGTTGATGTCTCAGCCCTTAATCCAAGCGCATCAGGCAAAACGTGCAATGGTGTTGCAATACAAAAAATTCATGCGTCCACACATGCATTAGAAGTGGAAATTTATTGGGATGCTACAACAGACATTTTGTGTTGGTCTGTTCCACCGAATAGTCAATACACGATTGATTTTTCATCATTTGGCGGTCTAACAAATAATGCAGGAAGTGGCAAAACGGGTGACGTTTTATTCAGTACGCTTGATGCAGTAAATGGAGACTTCTACGCCGTTACGTTAGAAATGGTAAAAAGTTATGCCAGCTAAAAGCAAAGAGCAATTTCGCTTGATGCAAGCAGTTGCGCATAATCCATCATTTGCCAAAAAGGTTGGCATCAAGCCAAGCGTTGGCGCTGAGTATACCCAATCAAACGTAGGTAAAAAGTCTTATGAAAAGCTTCCTGAACGACTTAAAGATGGCGGTCCGAGCTTGGCAATTGGCCGCGGTGAGAAGTTGCCAGCGTCTCAAGGCGCGGGTCTCACGGCCAAAGGCAGAGCCAAGTACAACCGAGAAACAGGATCAAATCTGAAGGCTCCACAGCCAGAAGGCGGTCCAAGAAAAGATTCATTTTGTGCGCGGATGAGGCCTATCGCAGAAAAGAGCGAAAAAGGTTCACGAGCACGCGCATCCATGCGGCGCTGGAAATGTCCGGGGTTCTAAATGTCTTATTCCGATACCTACGGTCAGGTGTTCAATGTACAGACACTGATCGACCACGCTGCGAGGCGCTGCGGTAAGCTTGCTGAGGAGTTAACCAGCGAGCAGTTACTGACGGCTAGAGAATCGCTTGGGTTTACGCTAACGAATCTTATCAACATCGGCATTCAGTATTGGGCCGTTAAGAAAGAGGTCATTGGCCTTGTGCCAGACAAGTACATTTACACGCTTCCTGTAGGTGCTAACGATGCGTTGAATGTGCTGTATCGCACGATGACTCGGCCAACAGGAAGTTACTCCTCATCAGCCGGCGGCAATGCAGCGTTAGCCGGTGATAACAATGTAGATACATACTGCCAGCAGACAAGTGCCAACGGCAACATTGCCATCAACTTTGGTACAGGCAACCCAATCTATGCGGGTTCGATTGGCATTCTGCCTTACATAGCAGGCGGTGGAAGCGCAACCTGGACATTGATCCTTGAATACTCAACAGACGGCATAACGTGGAGCACGCTAGAAGATCTTGGCGCTGTTGTTGTGACGGATAAGCAGTGGAAGTGGTATGACATCGACCCCGGTCAGAGCGTTCAGTATTACCGGATCAGAGCATCTGGTGGCACGACCTTGGCTTTGCGTGAGTTTTACATAGGCAACAATTCGCGTGAAATTCAGATGGCCAGGCTCAACCGCGACGACTATACCAACCTGCCCAACAAAAACTTCACGGCGAACCAGCCTTACCAGTTTTGGTTTAATAGAACCGTACCAGAGCCAGAGATTTATCTTTGGCCTGTACCGAATGAGTACTATGTGCAGATGACTGTTTGGTACTCAAAGCAGATCATGGATGTTGGCGATCTGACAGATGAATTGCAGATCCCACAGCGCTGGTATTTGGCTACAATCGGAATGCTAGCGCATCAGTTAAGCATGGAATTGCCTGCGGTTCCTCTTGATCGCATCAAGTATCTTGAGGATCAGGCCGGCAAGTATCTTGCCCTAGCAGAGGCTGAGGAGCGTGATCGCAGTCCTATCTACTTTGCGCCCAACATAAGTGTGTACACGAAATAATGCCAATGTTTCTTGACACTGAGGGATATTCAGATATTGCGATTGCAATATGTGACCGATGCCGCATGAAACGTCCGCATGCAACCCTTGGACCGGACATCAACTTTCCAGGCTTGATGGTATGCGAAGAAAACTGCAGAGACGAGAAAGATCCTTATCGCCTGCCCGCAAGACAGACTGAGCGCATCAACTTGCGGTTTCCAAGGCCTGATGTTTCTGTGGCTGCAATACAGAACAACCTTGTAACAAACAATCAACAGAATGTCATTGTTTCAACTGAAGGCAATACCCAAACGCCAGAAAATAACGGGAACCTCGATGGCATAGCGGTGTCACCATAATGGCTAATCAGACGATTACGCAGTTACCGGCAGCAGGTGCCTTAACAGGCGCAGAGCTTGTTCCCATCGTTCAAGATGGCGGCACCGTACAGACAACGGTGGCTGCAATTGCGGCGAGTCCAGCGACAAATTACAGCTTTATCACGGCAACCAGTGAAGGCTTACTTACGGATTCGAGGCAACTTGCAACAACCGGATCAGGTTTAACACTCACAGACAACGGTCCTGGCTCAACAGTGGCGCTAGCCTTGTCAGGAGCGCCTGCAAGCCTCGTAAATTCAGCAGCGGGCATTCAGGTCAAGACTAACGCCACAACGCTTACAAACCGCTCTATTCAAGCCGGAACGACGGGTTTAAGCGTTACTGATGGCGATGGGATAGCGGGGAATCCTACAGTATTGCTATCAGGCCTTGTTTTAGATTTAGCATTGTCGTCAGGTTCAGGCTTGATTTCACGCACGTCAGGTAATGCAATTGGGGTGGTAATACTTCAAGGCACGGCCAATGAAATTGATGTCGCAAATGGCACGGGTGATGGCGCAGACCCTACGATAGGCATTTCGGATAACCCAATATTGCCAGGCACGGGATCAGTAAAAATTCCTGCGGGTACAACTGTGCAGCGTTCTTCGCCGCAGAATGGAATGATCCGATACAACACGGATCTGGGGATTTACGAAGGGGTTGTAGCTGGCGCATGGACAGGATTGTCGGGTTACAGTGGAATTTCAGGTTACTCAGGAATTTCTGGCTTTTCAGGATTTTCAGGTTTTTCTGGATCAGGAGTATCAGGATTTAGCGGAACCTCAGGGTTTTCAGGAATTTCAGGCTTTTCTGGTATCTCTGGCTACAGTGGAATCTCAGGGTTTTCAGGCTCAGGCGTTTCGGGCTTTAGCGGATTCAGCGGCTATTCAGGCACCTCGGGATACTCCGGCATCTCTGGATTCAGCGGCATTTCGGGCTACTCAGGTTTATCAGGCTTTAGCGGATTTTCTGGTATCTCGGGGTATTCAGGCTCCGGTATTTCTGGATTTTCTGGATCTGGCATTTCAGGGTTTTCGGGATTTAGCGGTATCTCAGGATTTTCTGGAATATCAGGTTTCTCAGGTATTTCAGGTTTTTCTGGTATCAGTGGTTTTTCTGGTATCAGTGGTTTTTCTGGATTATCAGGATTTTCAGGATCGGGAATTTCTGGTTACTCAGGATCAGGTATTTCAGGATTTTCTGGGACCAGTGGATATTCCGGTATTTCTGGATTTTCGGGTATTAGTGGCTTTAGCGGTATCTCTGGTTTTAGTGGCATTAGCGGCTTTTCTGGGCAAAGTGGTTTTTCGGGATTTTCAGGCCTTGATGGCGTAGCTCAAAGCGGTACATCAGGGTTTTCTGGATTCTCAGGATTCAGCGGAAGATCAGGATTTAGTGGAATATCTGGGTTTAGCGGTATCTCTGGTTTTAGCGGCATATCAGGCTTTTCAGGAACGTCTGGATTTTCTGGATCTGGCATTTCTGGTTTTTCAGGTTTCTCTGGCATTTCAGGTTTCTCTGGTATTTCTGGGTTTTCTGGAATATCTGGATTCTCAGGCATATCAGGTTTTTCTGGCATCTCAGGGTTCTCAGGTATATCTGGATTTTCTGGTCGCTCAGGATTCTCAGGTGATTCAGGTATATCTGGATTTAGCGGGCGATCCGGGTTCTCTGGTATTTCAGGTTTCTCAGGATTTTCTGGTATTTCAGGTTTCTCAGGATTTTCTGGTATTTCAGGTTTTTCTGGTATCTCAGGCTTCAGCGGCTCAGGCGTATCTGGCTTTAGCGGTGCATCAGGCATTAGCGGGTTTTCAGGTGTTGCGCCAACAAATGTCACCACAACAGCAAGTGCAACCGCAGGTTTTATTTTGTTTGCAGCAAATTCAACAACAGGCAGTCAGTCAGTGCTAGTGGATGCAGGCTTGTCGGTTAACGGCAGCACTAATGCAATTACTGGCGGGGTTGATGGTGGGACGTTCTAATGAAATACAGCATTGTTATTCCGACCTACAATCATTGCGAGGATCTGCTCAAGCCCTGTCTTGAGTCTATCTTCAAGTACACCGACATGGCCGATGTTGAGTTGGTCATTTCGGCCAACGGCTGCACAGATGGCACACAGGCTTACCTGCAAGAACTATCGACTCGCTTTGCAAGCATTGGCTTTGATAAACACATCAAGGTTGTCTGGAATGATCAGCCGCTAGGCTATTCAGGTGCATGCAATGCAGGGATTGTCGCCACGCGCACAGATCGCATCGTACTGCTCAACAACGACACAGTCCTGTTGCCGCAGAATAAAAGCCAGTGGATGGACATGCTCAACCAGCCATTTGCGCATCACGAGAAGTGCGGCATTTCCTGCGTGATCAAGGGGCCATCAGAGCCTGCAGGCCGTGACTTTGCGGTGTTCTTTTGCGTGATGATCAGGCGTAGTGTATTTAACCGGATTGGGTTATTGAATACCGAATACGGCGTTGGCGGCGGTGAAGATACCGAATTCTGCATTCAGGCTGAGATGGCAGGTTTTGAGGTGCATGAATGCTCGCCCAAGGAGTGGAGCGGCAACCAGTTTACGGGCGCGTTTCCGATCTATCACAAGGGCGAGGGCACGATGCTTGATACGTCGCTTGTGCCTGATTACAACGACGTGTTCCTGCGCAACTCGCTCAAGCTTGCCAAGAAGTTCAACCCGGACTGGTATCGCTGGCGCTTATCAAACTATTGGGAGCGTGCTGTTTTTCTGAAGGGCGACCCGGTCTTCCCGCGGGAAGTGACGCGGTATCAGTGGGCAGCGCAGCATGTGAGGGGCAAGAGTGTGTTTGAGCTTGGCTGCTCAAGCGGTTATGGCGTGCAGTTCATGCCTGAAGGTGTGGAATACACAGGCCTTGATTACGATCCAATCATTGTGGATGTGGCCAAGGAGCAGGGCTGGAGTGCCAAGGCGCAGTTTGTGCATGCCGACATTAACAAGTATGACCTGCAGCAGTACGACACAATCATCGCCTTTGAGGTCATTGAGCACCTTGATAACGGCTTGGAAGTCTTGCAAAAGCTCAAGCAGCACTGCAAGACCTTGCTCTTTACCGTACCCATGAATGAGCCGGTAGGCTTTTGGGGTCCGCATCACAAATTGCATGGCTTGAATGAGTCGCACTTCCCTGGCTTTGAGTTCAACTATATTGACGAGCAAGGCAACATCTCAGCCGTGCCTAAACCGATTGACGATCAAAACAGGCTCAACTTGCTGATTGGACGCTGGCATGCCTAGCGTTTTGTGCTCAGTCTCTACCAGGGGGCGGTCACATACGACGCTGCCTTTGGCTTTGCAGGCGGTGATGAACCAAACCCGCAAGCCAGACAAGATCGTGATCTTTGATGATAACGACGAGAATCAAGACCTGCGTAGCGATCCGATATACAAGAACTTGTATTGGATGATGGATGCCAAGCAGATTGCTTGGGAGTGGCTTTGGGCCGGCAAGAAGGGCCAGCATCACAACCATCAAATGGCCAACTGCATGGGCTTTGATTGGGTGTGGCGCGTGGATGATGACGCCATTCCTGAGCCAAACGTGCTTGAGGTCTTGCTAGCGCATACAGGCCCGATGATTGGCGGTGTGGGCGGCTCAGTGCTTATGCCACCCAATTACTTTGAAGAAGCCAATCCTACCGGCAAGATCGATGCGATTGACCACGAGCCACATCCGCAATGGCAGCGCATCAAGAAGGTCAAGCATGTAGACCACTTGCACTGCAGCTTCCTGTACCGCGCAGGGATTTATGACTACAACCTAGGCCTGTCTCGGGTAGCTCACCGCGAGGAAACGCTTTTCAGCTTTGGCTTAAAGCAAAAGGGCTATGACTTATTAGTGGTGCCTAATGCAGTAACCTGGCACCTTAAAGCGCCGTCTGGCGGTATTCGCATGGAAGATAAACAAGAGATGTTTGCGCATGATGAGCAAATTTTTCGCAACATGCTAGCGCACAAAGATCATACGATTGTGGTTCTCAACAACGGTATGGGTGATCACATTGTGTTTACGCATGTCTTGCCAGAGATTAAGAACCCGTTGGTGTTTGGCTGCTATCCTGAGATTCTTCCCTGCAGGTCGATTGCTGAGGCCAGAGACTTATTTGGCGACATCGAAATGTATAACATCTATGCCAAGATGGACCGCTGGAAGTGGAAGACAAGCTTGGAAGGTGCTTACAGGAAGATGTACCTATGATTTTGATAGCGCCCTTTGCTAAGAAGCTTAATAACGGTAAGCGCAATCCCAAGGACTATCCGTTCTGGGAAGCGCTGATCCCGCATTTGCCTAATCCGGTTATTCAGGTGGGTGTTGAGGGTGAGCAGCAACTCGTGCCAGACTTTCGCAAGAACCTGCCGATTCAAGCGCTGCGTCAGTTAGTGAGGCAATGCACGACATGGATTGCGTGCGATAGCTTCATGCAGCATTTAGGGTGGGATGAGGGCAGGCCAGGCATCGTGCTTTGGTCGGTATCGGACCCGCAGATCTTTGGCCACCCAGAGAACATCAACCTGCTTAAGGATCGAGCCAATCTCGCTCAGAATCAGTTTTTGTGGTGGGAGTGCTATGAGCATGACCCCAGTAAATTTGTCGCGCCAGAAGTCGTTTTAGAAGCTCTGACAGGGCTTTTGCACTTAGACAAGGCGGCTTAAAATGATGATCGTTTCGCGGAGATAGACATGCCAGCAACCAATTACACGCCGATTCAGCTTTACAGAAGCTCAACTGCTTCAGCAGCGCCAACGGCGGCCAATATTAATGCAGGCGAGCTTGCAATTAATTATAACGACGGACGCCTTTTTTACAAGGATAACGCCGGAACCCCAGCTATTCAGTTGATTGGCGCTCGACTAGGCACGGACACGACAACCGGCGGATTAGTAGCAACGGCACTTGGTTCAGAGCTTAATAAGACGGGCGGTCTAGTCTCTCAATCGGGCACTTTAGCGGCCAATAATGTTTTGCTTGGCGGCGGTGCAGGCACAGCCATTTCCTCGTCAAGCCTGTTAGCTACTTCTGCCGCCGTAACTTCTGGCACTTACATCAAAGCCATTGGTTATGCCGACACAGTTGTAGCTCTGGGCAATACAGGTACTGCAATCAATCTTGATGTGGTTAGCGGCGGTGTGTTTACAGCGACACTTACAGGCAACGCTACGATTACGTTGCGATACCCGGTATCTTCTGGGTCATCATCGTTTACACTTATACTTACAAATGACGGAACCGCAGGACGCACAGTCGCATGGTCTGGAGGTTCGTTTAAGTTTCCCGGTGGAGCTGCGTCACTATCACGTTCAACCGCAGCAAATGCTATTGATATTTGGGTTTTCTTTACCCCTGATGGGGGAACAACGTATTATGGCAATATTGCCATGAAGAATATGACAGCTTAATAGGAGTAATGAAAATGGCTTTAACCGCAGAACAGCAAGCACAAGTGGATATTCAGTTGGCCGTAGAAAACGCACGACATGCCAATCAAATGCAGGCCGAAGCAGTCCGTGCAAAATTTGAGGTAGTTCGTTTGGCGAAAGAGACCTTGATTGAAAACGCTCGTAGCAAACCTGTAGATTCTCGTGATGTATCAGCGGCTGATATTCAGGCTTTTGCTCAAACACTTGTGACGTATATTAATTCATGATGCAAGGGTTTGCGTATTTTCCGGCGATTGTGTATCGAGATGAGCGCCCTGACCTGATTGAAGAAATTTTGCCGGTCTGTATGTCTGAGCTTGATAAAGTTCGACAGGACGCAATATTTTCTTTTATTCAGTCCGGGCACCTTGGCTCTGACATAAGAATGCAAAATTTGATGCAATATCTTTTGTGTTCCGCAGTTGATATTTTAAGAGGTCAAGGGTACATCACTGCAAAATATGATTTTTATTTTCAGGGTTTGTGGGCGCAAGAATTGCAAAAAAATGCGGGCACAAATGTTCATGTGCATAAAAACAGTCAGATATGTGGATGGATGTTTTTAGAAACGCCGGAAAATGGAGCTTACCCAATCTACTATGACACCCGTTCAAATAAAGCAATGTCAGAATTAGACTACGAGAATACTGGTGAAGTAAGCAATGCAACAGGGTCAATTCACTTTAATAATGTTGCTCCAGGAACGGTGTTGTTTAGCAATTCATGGATGCAGCATCAGTTAAGCAATGGAAACGCGCAGTCTCCAACAAGATGTATTCACTTTATTATTTCGCATAGGGACAGACAATGCAGTACATGTTGACTCCTTATGCAGAACCAATAGAACCTTTTGTGTGGTGGGAAGGTGCGTTCAACGACAAAGAGCTTGATTGGTTGCAAGAGCGAGCAATTAAGGCAGACCAAAGAGCGCAAGTCGGGGGCAATCCTGATGCAGAGCATTTAGCCAAAATTAGACGTTCTCATATTTCATGGATAGGCTGCACTGACGAAACGCGTTGGGTATTTGACAAATTAGCTCATGTTATCTCATCTCTTAACTCGCAGTTTTATAGGTTTGACCTCACAGGCTTTGGTGAGGCACTCCAGCTTACAAATTACGACCAATCTGAGAATGGTATGTACGGCTGGCATCAAGACTATGGTGGTAAGCGCAGCGTAAGCAGAAAACTTTCAGCGGTACTTCAGTTAACAGATCCAGCGCAGTATGAAGGCGGTAATCTTCAAGTTTTAACGGGAGGAAATCCTGTAAACGTACGAAAACAGCGGGGGCTTATTTCGGTGTTTCCTTCTTATACACTTCATCAAGTAACACCTGTAACACAAGGTAGTAGGCAAAGTCTTGTGGCATGGCTTTCAGGACCAGCATTTCGATGAACATTGAGTACAACGGATTTATTGGCGTTTACAACGATGTTTATCCAGAAGGGTATTGCCAGCATCTAATCAATGAGTTTGATCGTCTTGAAAAAGACAGCGCAGGTGCAAACCGTTGGCAATCAGAAAAAGCACCTGAAAAGGTTAAAAATGATTATCAAATTGGTTTAGATTTACGCGGGCAAAATACTCAAGATTTTGAAGATAAACGCATCGTCCCTATGTTTTTTGATGGTTTACAAGCTTGCTATGACGAGTACACGCAAAAATTTTCAAGCCTTCAAGACGGAAAAATTCGCGCTAATGTTATGAAAATGCAGCGTACCCCTCCAGGGGGCGGTTACCATGTGTGGCACGGGGAGCAAGGAAGCGGAGACCATGCAGGCCGAGTGCTTGTATATATGTTGTATCTCAATACCTTGGCCTCAGAAGAAGGCGGTGAAACCGAGTTTTTGTATCAAAGACAGAGGTTTAGCCCTACGAAAAACCAGATGATCTTATGGCCCGCTTCGTTTACTCACACCCATAGAGGCAATACTGTGCTTGGGGATCGTTCAAAATATATTGTTACTGGGTGGTTTTATTATGATTGAAACAATTACAAACTCAGAACAATTTGAAAGATTTGGATGTGTGTTGGTGCAAGAGTTTTTAGATTCAATAACAACACAAACAATTTCAATATACCTAGAAAACAAGCTCCGTAGGCAAGAATGGCAGGCTGAATCAAAAGACTTCACAACTGAATTTGCTTATTACGCCGACCCGTTAATTGAAACAGTATTATTAAGCAGTATGCCTTTAGTATCTGAAGTGTGCGGAAAACAACTTTACCCAACTTATTCTTATACGCGTATTTATCAACCTGGGGAAGAACTTAAACCGCATGTTGATCGTCCGTCATGTGAAATTAGCGTAACAATCAATGTTGCTTCAAAAGGTCGTCCATCTCCTATATGGATGCACTATAAAGATAACGAACCGTGTTCGTATACGCTTAATCCTGGAGATGCGGTTGTATATAAAGGATGTGAAACAAAACATTGGCGCGACACTTTTAAGCGTGACCAAATGAATATTCAGTTCATGTTGCATTATGTTGATATAACCGGCCCAAATACAAATTATCGTTTTGATAGACGCCCTAATCTTGGTTTTCCTTCTGAATTGCGGAGGTCATAATGCCTGCTGGAACACCTAAAGTAGTATTGTTTGGGGGTGTGTCGCTTGTCCCCGGTGGTTGTCAAACATTTAATGCTCCAGGTACTTTTACTGTACCCGTTGGGGTTTCAAAAATTAGTCTTGTTGGTTATGGTGGATCTGGTAATGCTGGAGGATCAGGTAATGCTGGTGGTCGTGGTGCTGGCGGCAAAGGAGGAAATGGTGCAGCTCCACAAGGATTAAATGGAGGTGCTGGAGGGGCGGCTGGTGGCGCAGGTAATACAGGGGCAGCAGGTAATGCTGGTCTTGCATCTTCAGGGTTTTGTAAAACTTTTCCTGGTGGGGCAGGAGGAAACGGTGGTACTGCCGGTAATCAAGGCAACGCAGGTATAGCTGGATACCAATGTTATCCAAAAGGACCAACTAATTGTAATTCTTCGGGAATAAGATGTGGACTAGCAAATCCGGCAGGACCGACAGGACCGACAGGAGGCGGATTTGGTGGGGGAAAATCACAACAAAACACCCCTATTCCCCCTCAATATAATATATATCGCTATTATTCTGGTGGAGGTGGTGGAGGTGGTGCAGGATTAACAAACTCTGGTGTAAGCATAGGAATATGCTATCCATCTAGCGGTCCGGCATCAGGTGGCACCCCTGGTGGGGGAGCAGGCGGTCAGGGAGCGGTAGTCCTTTATTATTTTAATAAATTTTTTTGCTGTGAATGCACTATTAGTATTCAGAATGCAGCTTCAGGATCTGCTGCAAATGTTAGCGGCGCTGGCGGTGGTGGGGCTGGGGGGCTTGAGACTTGTGTAGGTGCTGCCGGAGGCGGTAGAGGAGGTGCTGGAAATGCTGGAAATCCGGGCAACCCAGGGTCAAACGCTAACCCAACAACATTTAATTGTGTAACGGTAACACCAGGAGGTTCCTATCCTGTAACCGTTAACGGACAACTAAAAGTTTCTTGGAACCCCCAATGAAAAAAGAGACAAAAAAGGCATTTGAAGTTATTCGTTCGCAACAAGATATTGCAAACGCTACAGCAGAATTAAATCGTGCAAGATCTGTAACAATCGGAACTGCATTTGGTGGTACTTGTGAGTTGTCTATGCGTGCTAATGATGGCACTCATCTTTGGTGTGTAATGCAGCCCGTAGAAGTCATTGAGTTGATTCACCAACTCGCAGCAAATGTAGGTTGCCATATTCATATTCAACCACGAAAAGATTTTTCATCGTGGAGAGATTGGAAATACACTGAAGAAGAATTAGTTCATTACAGGGGTAATCAGCCTTTTCCTGGAGTAGGTCATGCCCCACATGCTAATGATATGGCTCCTCATAAAGATATAGGTGCAATACTACCCCCTCCAGAGCAGCAACCGGGATTAAATATTGAAAGGAAAGATCATGAGCCTGTGGCAACTAAAAAAACTGTCAACCGGCGAAGCACTAAACGAGCCGCAGCCTCTGCCTGAAAATTGGGGGCCAATCTTTGGTCTTCATGGGTTTGCTGATCGGCTTGGTGATTTGTCATGGTTAGGCAAAGCCTATAACGATCAAGGTTGGATTCAGGTTGGTGAAGCACCACCGCCTCCGGCTCAAGCAACGCAAGCTCAACTGGAATGGGATCGTGCCAAAAAACTGTTGCAAGAATCCGATTGGTCAATGCTGCCCGATGTGCCTATGACTGCTGGCGATAAAGCTGCGTGGATTGAGTATCGCCGTGGATTGCGCGAGATTCGTTTGCAAGCTGGGTTCCCAGACAATATTGTTTGGCCCACTCGTCCTGAGTGAATCATTACAAAATTCGGTTTAATAAAAGCCGAGGGCAACCAGGACGAGGAACCGTAGAGCATGTCTGGCGAGTCTTTGAAAACGGCAACGAACACCTTGCACGGCACTTGCAAATCCGAGTGCCAACTTGGAGCGAGTTGGACGCTAACGGTCAGGACTACAACATTGCTTGCCGAGGCAAGATGCTTTGGTTTAACGATACAGATACAGCGGTAATCCTTGGAGAGAGTAATGACTGATAAGTGGATTCAAAAAGCAGTAAAAAAGCCTGGCGCATTACACAAACAATTAGGCGTTCCCGCGGATAAAAAGATTCCCGCGAAGATGCTCAACAAAGCAGCAAAGGCACCAGGAAAGCTTGGCCAACGCGCAAGACTAGCAAAGACGCTCCGTGGATTTTGATTATGAGCGAGTTGAAACAAATCCCAGAAGTTGAAGCGAGACTTGATACGCACGAACAAATTTGTGCGGAACGGTACAAAGGCATCCAAGAGTCTTTCAAAAGAATTGATGACCGGTTTCAAGACGGGTCACAAAAGTTTAAAAGACTTGAGTACATACTTTACGCGGTCATGGCAGCGGTTCTTTTAGGACCTGGAGCCGCAGCGGCGTTCTTTAATAAACTGATTGGCCTGTAATGTTTGATCTTTTGTCTGGTGGTCTTCTAGGTTCAATCTTTGGTGGTTTGTTTCGTCTTGCGCCTGAGATCTTAAAATTCCTAGACAAAGCTAACGAGCGCAAACATGAACTGTCCATGTTTCAGCTTCAAACGGATCTTGAAAAGCTTCGCGGCGAATTTAAGGTAGAGGAGAAATATGTTGATTACTCTATCCAGCAACTGGATTCCATCAAAGAGGCCTTTAAAGAACAGGCTGAAACGGCTAAAGCTGCGGGCTGGTTTGTGGCTGGAATATCTGCTCTTGTACGCCCCGGCATCACTTGGTGTTTATTTTTCATGTATGCATCGGTTAAGGCGGCTGCGCTTGTTATGGCGTTTCAAACGGGCGCAAACTGGACAGAAGTCGTAACCAAGGTTTGGGATGAAGATGACTTTGGTGTGTTTACAATGTGTCTCACATTCTGGTTTGTTGGTCGCAGCATAGAAAAATATCAAAAGTCGTGAATGAAGAGGCAAAAAAGTTAGCCAGAGATGTACTCATCAAGCCCTTTGAAGGGCTGGCTAGGCTTCTGCCAGACGGAAACGTAACGTCTTATCCTGATCCCGGAACCAAGGGACATCCATGGACAATCGGTTGGGGATCTACCGGCCAAGACATTCAGCCAGGAACTATTTGGACGATTAAGAAGTGTGAGGATGCCCTAGACCATCACATCACTTACTTTTATGCAGGACTTTGCAAACTTAGTCCGACCTTTCCAAATGCCGCTCCGAGGAGGATTGCTGCAGTCACAAGCTGGGCGTACAATTGCGGACTAGGAAATTACCGCATCAGTACGTTTAAAAAGCGCGTAGACGCATCGGATTGGGAAGGTGCGGCTGTAGAGTGCCTGAAATGGAATAAAGCCTCTGGGCGCGTTTTAACGGGTCTCACAAGACGGAGGGCAGCAGAAGCTGCATTCATGCGATGAAATCACAGGTCAACAAAGCAGGCAATTATACGAAGCCAGAAATGCGTAAGAGGCTCTTTGACAGCATCAAAGGGTCAGCGGTGCAGGGTACTGCAGCGGGACAGTGGTCAGCCCGTAAGGCCCAATTGCTAGCCAAAAAATACAAAGAAAAAGGCGGCGGTTACCGTGATTGAGTTTGTCCAGAAGCAGCTTGAGGCTTCAGAGCGCCTCTACAGGGTTATGGCTGAGGATAACCAACTCCGCGCCCATAATCTGCAGATGTGGATTGACATGACTGCGGACTATCAGAAAAAGCTTGCAGATCGTGACCGAATTATTGAAGAGTTGCGAGCAGTGATTGCCAAGTATGAAGCGAAATGAAAGAGCCGCAGCAAAGCCTCAAGGAGTGGACCGCACAGAACTGGCGTACAAAATCAGGTAAGCGATCTTCAGATACGGGCGAAAGATACCTGCCTGAAGCAAAGATCAAGATGCTGACGCCACAAGAGTACGCAGCAACAACACGAGCCAAGCGCGAAGGAAAAAGGCAGGGTAAACAGTTTGTTCCTCAGCCTGAGTCGATTAGAAAGAAGGTGTGGTGATGCCAGCTTATGCAATGACCTACAACAACCTGGTAACAGACATCCAGCAGTATCTGGAGCGCACTGACACGGCCACGGTTGATCGCATTCCTACTTTTATTGGCCTTGCAGAGCAGGTTATTGCAAGTCAAATCAAGTTCTTGGGTAACTTGACAGTCCAATCAAGTGCCATGATTGCAAGCAATCCTGTGATTGACAAGCCGGCTCGCTGGCACAAAACAGTTTCGATGAATGTCACGGTTGCCGGCAAGCGTTATCCTGTTTTACTACGAAAGTATGAGTATCTAAGAGAATACTGGCCCGATCCCACGCAAACAGGAATTCCTAAGTTTTACTGTGATTACGATTACACGCACTGGTTCGTAGCGCCGACACCGACAATTGCCTATAACTTCGAGGTGCTGTACTACGAAAGAGTCGCACCTTTAAGCACAGAGAACCAAACGAACTGGTTTACGGTTTACGCGCCACAGGCTCTGCTTTACGGTTCACTCTTGCAAGCCATGCCGTTTCTGAAGAACGATGAGCGTACGCCGGTATGGCAGGCGCAGTATGACGCAATCATGCAAACCCTTATGGCCGAGGATAAGCTGCGTATCGCTGATCGCCAGGCCATCGCTGCGGATAGTTAATTATGAGCTATACAAGTCCATTTACGGGTGACGTGGTCCTCCCGACTGACGTTTCTTACGAATCCATCACATTAACAGCCAACCTTCAGTTGGTGTGGCCAATTAATGGAAACCTCAGTACAGAAACGCCTGCAGCAAGGATTATGGATGTATCGGCATCAAGTGCTGGTCTTGAGCTGCGGATGCCGCCTGCCAATCAAGTTTCAACAGGGCAAGATGCGCTGATCAAAAACACGGGTGCAAATACCTTTACAGTCAAAACCTATGGCGGTGCAGGAACTATCATCGCCATCGCTTCTGGTGAATCCAAATACATTTACCTTACCGATAACTCAACAACCACGGGAACTTGGGCAAACTTTGCCTTTGGCACAGGAACATCGTCAGCAGATGCCGCAACCCTTGCCGGCGCTGGTTTATTGGTTTCAGGACTTACGCTTAATCAAAGTCACCCCGTTGTTTCTATTGTTGCGGGTCAATCTTTTGTTAGCGGTGACCGAGCCAAAGCTTATGTGTGGGGTGGTGGCGCTACCACGGTGACGCTTCCTTCTGCGGTAACCGTAGGCAACAACTGGTTCATGCTCATCAAAAATAACGGCACAGGAACGCTTACCTTAGCTTCTGCAAGCGGCAATATTGATGGTGCTGCGACAAAAGCATTTGCTCCGAGTGAATCTGCGTTTTTAGTTTCAACAGGAACGGAATACGTTACCGTAGGTTTTGGAGTAAGCACTCAGTTTGAGTTCGGCGTTCTTACAAAAACTGTTACCAGTGGAACGTACACGCTTACGGCAAGCGAAGCAGCCAATACGCTCATGATTATTGACGGCACTTTATCGGGCAATGTGACCATTATTGTGCCGCCTGTGGTTAATCTTTACGTTGTCAGCAATCAAACTACCGCCGGAGGGAACACAGTCACCATTTCTACGGGAATTGGCGGTTCTAATACAGCCACGGTTCCTGCTGCTGGGCAAGCCACATTGTTTTGTGATGCTACAAACATTCTTAATGCAAACACAACGCAAGCTGGTGGCACATCATTTAGCTTGGTCAATGGAACTGCTGGCAGTCCATCACTTAACTTTGGCGCAGAAACCAATACAGGCATTTACAGGCCTGGTGCCGGCAGGTTTGGCGTATCTATTCTTGGCAACCTTGTTCTTGACATCATAGCCGCTGGTTTAAGCGTTACGGGCGGGGTTACGGTAACGACTACTGTGACAACTGCATCGGGAACTGCAGCGGCACCAGCTATTACGTTTACAGGCGATACCGACACCGGAATTTACCGCACAGGTGCAAATGGTGTTGGCATTACTGCCAACGGTTCGCAGGTAGCAAGATTTGAAACAACCGGAATGACAGTGACGGGCGTAGGCGCATTTTCAGGCGCAGTTTCCGGTGAATCTGGCACTTTTACGGGTACAGGTTCATCTGCGGGCATTCAAGGCGCAAATAGTGTCAACGGAGGCACGTTTTGACTAAGAAGGTCTTTGCCCTTGATACCAGGCCTGGCATCCAGCGGGACGGTACGATCTTTGATAAAGAGTATTACACCGATGGTAAGTGGGTGCGCTTTCAAAAGTTTGGTGGCGAGTTTGCACGTCCAAGGAAGATGGGCGGATACCGCGAGATCGTTAATAGCCTTGCTGGACCATCAAGAGGCATCTTTGTTGTTGTAAGAAATCTTTTTAACAACATCTACAGCGGGTACAACGATGGCCTTCAACTCATTCCTGTGAACAATAATGGGGTGGGATCGGGAATTCAGGATTACAGCTTTGGTGGTCCTATTCTTACAATTACGCTTATTGATGGCGGCACGGGATACGCTAACGCTACCTATACCAACGTACCGCTGATTTACAGCACATCAGGTACAGGCATTGGTGCTAGGGCAACCATTGTTGTCTCGGGAACTGCGGTTACATCAGTCACGATTACAAGCGGTGGAATACGGTATGTCAAGGGTGAATTTCTTACCGCAGCCGCGGCGAATCTTGGCGGCTCTGGTTCTGGTTTATCTATTCAGATTGCAACCATCGATTCGCCGTTTACTGCAAGCGATCAGAACTCATGGCAGTTTGATACGTTTACCGACACGGTGGGATACCAGACAAATCTTTTACTAGCCCATCCTTCAAGAGATCTTGAGGACATTGATAGCGAAATCAATACGCGTCTGCTTTGCGGACCCTTAACGGGAACCATCCTTTGGGCAGCAGGACTGTTTGCAGTGGACAACTGTACGACAACAAACGCCACTAATACCGTCACGCTCACGGAAATTAATCCCAAGATTGCTTCCGGCCAGGTTGTTAAGGGTTATGGGATCGCTGCAGGAACGACGGTCACAGCCATCGTAGGGACGACGATTACCTTGAGCGCAAACGCCACGGCATCAAGCACAACGACTTTGACATTTGACAATGAAGTAAGCATCTCGGGCGGCGTGATTAGTTTGCACCCTTATGTGTTTGTCTACGGCAATGACGGAC